CAGGAATTTGCAGCAACGGCTCCGCACTTTGAAGCCGTCAGGGACACGATGGCCAACCTCCTACAGAGTGGCATGGCTACCGACCTGAAAACAGCCTACGAAAAGGCTATCAGACTTCATGATGACGTATGGCAGAAGCAGCAGGAGGAACACTCCAAAGCTGTTGAGGCCGAGCGCATGAAAGAAGTCCAGGCCAAGAAGGCGAAAGCAGTCTCCCCGAAGTCAGCAAGCCCTACAGGCGCGATGAATAGTGGAACTGGCAAAAAATCACTGAGGGAACAATTGGCCGAATCGGTCGAAGCGTCCCTCGGTGGACATATTTAATCTCGGAAAAAGGAAACCATTATGGCCTTCGCGAACAGCCAAATTTCCGACATTATCGCCACAACCATTCAAAATCGCTCCGGCGAACTGGCTGATAACGTCACCCTAAATAACCCTCTCCTCATGCTCTTGAAGCAGAAAGGGAATATTCGCCCCTTCTCCGCTGGTAACGTGATCCTGCAGGAGATTATGTACAACGACACCACTACGGCGAACGTGAACAGCTACTCCGGCTATGAAGTGCTGAACGTTACCCCGAATAGTCCGATCAGCTCGGCGCAGTTTTCCATTGCTCAGTATGCCGCAGCGGTAACAATCTCCGGTCTGGAAATGCTGCAGAACAGCGGCAAGGAACAGATTATCGACCTGCTCGAAGGTCGCGTGAAGGTCGCCGAGGCCCAGTTGATGAACCGTATTGATGCCGACCTTTACGGCGATGGCACGGGCAACAACGGCAAGAACCTGACCGGTTTGGCTCTGGCTGTTGCGGATGCTCCGTCCGGTACGACTTACGGCAGCATCTCCCGCTCAACATGGGCATTCTGGCAGAACCAAGTTTACTCCGGCACGACCAACGGAGGCGCACCGGTTTCGGCCGCCAACATCCAGCAGTACATGACTCAACTGGCCGTAAAACTGATTCGCGGGAACAATAAGGCCGACCTGATCGTGGCCGACAATAACTACTACAGCCTGTACGTCAACTCCCTGCAAGCCATTCAGAAGGTCGCCGACCCCGAGATGGCCGGCGCAGGTTTCGCTGCACTGAAGTTCTATGGCGGCGGCACGGCAGCTGATGTTGTTCTGGGCGGTGGTATCGGAGCTCACGCTACAGCTAACCACATGTGGTTCCTGAATACGGATTATTTGTTCCTTCGTCCGCACAAGGATCGCAACTTCGTTCCCATCGGTGGCGAACGGCAATCCGTCAACCAAGATGCGATTACCAAACTCATCGGCTGGGCTGGCAATCTCACCTCCAACGGTCCGCAATTCTGCGGCACGTTGATCGCCTAATAGGAGGATCATATGGCATATCCTATCGTTAATATTCATGGCGTCGATTTGGTGAATACCGTACTGGCGGCTGACATCTCGTCCGGCGCTCGGGTGGTTCCCGTTTCCATCGGCATGGAAGTTTTTGGCTCGGACGGAAAGCTCTATGTGTTCGCCAAGGCCGGTGGGGCGATTCCCGCTTCCACAGCTACGTGTACCGTCAACGCTGGCACGTTCTCGGCCACTAGTTCGGGTGGTTCGTACACGTCCCCGGCGACAGCCATGTCTACGGGCGATTATGGCTGGTTCAGCAAAGCATCTGTTTAATCCTCGTGCAACGAGTGGAAAGGGGCTTCGGCCCCTTTTTTTTATGGGTTTTCACAGAGAACCCATAACAAAACTCAACCACTTGAGGTACATAAATGCAGACCGAATCCCTTGCTGTACGTTTTTATTCCAAGCCAATGCAGAACGAATTCCTTTCATCGCGCGAAGGCCGGCCTATACATTACATGGCTGACTTTGTGCGGATCGAAATTCCCGGAAATTCGACCTCGATCATTGACACGTTCGTGAACGAAAGCCACAAAACCCGCTTTCCAATTGAGTGGGCACAATACCTAAACGAGAAGACCGAAAGCGATTCAATCGAGACGCAAGGCACGCTTATTCGAGAATGGCCGTTGCTGACTGCAGCTCAGGCCACGGAACTTCGCCACTTCAAGTTTTATACTGTCGAACAGATAGCCAATTCATCCGACAGCCAGATCATGTCAATAGGTATGGCTGCCGGGATGGCTCCTTATGCGTTGCGCGACAAGGCCAGGGCCTATCTCGAAAATGCCAAGGATTCGGCACTGGTACAGTCGCAGACTGAGGAACTGCGCAAGCGAGAACAAGAGATCGCAGACCTTAAGGCACAGGTCGAACGCCTGGCTCTGGTATTAGAAGAACAGAAGCCGAAGCGCGGAAGACCGGCAAAAGAAGACGAGAAAGCCGAATAAATGAATACACTGCTTCAGATCGTACAGCAGGCCTGCGGAGAAATGGGCCTCAATGCGCCTAACTATGTGATTGGCAATACCGCCTCAGATACGGTGCAGATGCTGTCCCTGTTGAATGGCCTTGGAGGAGATCTAAGCAGGGAATTCGACTGGCAAGCTCTACAGAAGGCCTACACCTTCACCACGACCGGAGCGGCCTCTTATCCGCTCCCAAGTGACTATGATCGTCAAATTGATCGGACCCACTACGACAAGTCGAAACGTTGGGAAATGCTCGGTCCCGAGTCGCCGCAGCAATGGGAGTTCCTGACCTCCTCGTATATATCTGTCGGTCCAAGGCTACGTTACCGGCTGATGGGAAATGCGCTGAATGTCTGGCCGACGACCAACACCGGAGAAACAGTAGGTTTCGAGTACATCTCGAACGCATGGGTAACTGCATCGGACGCAACGGCAAAGAGTTCGTTTACGCTGGACACAGATGTCTGCATTTTCCCTGATCGCCTGATGATAACCGGGCTGAAGCTAAGGTATTTCTCGGTCAAAGGATTCAATACCCAAGAGTATCAGGCAGAATTCATGCGTTATCTGTCTGTAGCGAAATCGAACGATGCCGGCGCTTCTACCCTGAGTTTCGCTCCCAAGCCATCCAGCGTCCTGATTGGCTGGGAGAACATCCCGGACTCTGGTTATGGCCAGTAACCCGTTTTCACTACCAGCCCCGGTTGGGGGATGGGACGCCAAGAACTCTTTGGGAGAAATGCCGCCCGAAAATGCGGTCTTTCTGAATAACTGGTATCCGCGTCCGTCCGATGTAATGTTACGCAATGGATACCGGCAGTTCGCTACAGGTCTGGGGGGGCAGGTAAACGCGGTCATGTCCTACAACGCCGGGGCTAATACGAAGCTGTTCGCTGCCTCTGGCGCGAATATCTACGATATTACCGCAGGCGGGGCGGTGGGCGCTCCGGTGTGGACTACTGCAACCTCGGATAAGTGGTATCACACCAACGTCGCCACGCCGGGTGGGAACTTCCTCTATTTGGCGAACGGCGTAGATAAGCCGCTTCTGTACAATGGCACCACCTGGACGGCCATAGATGGGGCGTCGACTCCTGCGATTACCGGCGTCACGACGACCCTTCTAACCCACCCTTATGTGGCTAAACAGCGGGTATGGTTCATCGAAACCAGAAGCCTGAGGGCTTGGTATCTGCCAGTTATCTCGGTCGGAGGCGCGGCGAATTCGCTGGATTTCGGCTCGCTGTGTCGCAGGGGCGGGTATCTTGTCAGCATGGCCGAATGGACGGTCGAGGGAGGTTTCGGCATGTCCGATTACGTCGCCTTCATCACCTCTGAGGGTGAAATGCTGATTTACTCCGGGACCGATCCTTCCAACTCGGCCGCATGGAGCCTTCTCGGAATCTGGCATGTCGGCTCACCGATGGGCCGAAAGTGCTTTACAAAATTCGGATCGGACTTGCTTCTGATTTCTCAGGAAGGGCTTACCCCGATGAGCCAGGGGCGGTTCTTTGCTGAACTGGGAAATAAGGGAACGCTCACCGACAATATTCAGTGGGCGATTAGTGCGGCCACCTCGCTCTATGATTCTAATTTCGGCTGGCAGGCGATATCCTACCCACTGCAGAATGCCCTACTCCTGAATGTCCCTGTCGCCACGGGTTTACAGGAACAATATGT